ATATTTACCCAAACAGTTCCGTCAAAAATCCAAAGTTCATCTAGAAGATCGTCAATTACACCTTCGCCAATATTAGCAGAAGGGAACGCAGCATTTAGCGTTGTTTGTGGATTGTTTGGTGGAGCAACGTTAACGTTTGGAACAGAACCAATGATTGTAAAACCAGGTCCATAGGTACCTTGTACACCTTGAACACCAGTATCGCCTTGAATACCGGTTGTGCCTTGAGGGCCGGCACCAACTGGATTCCATGCTGTTCCGTTTGAAACGTAGATAAGACCATCAGAGCCATAAGCAACGGCGCCTTCGTATGGTGCTGGATCTAACTGGATCGGTACATCTTGCGGATTACCTTGTCCAATTACTCTACTTCCGCCTATAGATCTAAACGCCATTATACATCATCCTTTTCAGATTGTCCAAGTGTAAACGATAATGTAGCATCAACGGCTAAATTTGTATCAGCTTTAATTTCTAATAAATCACCAGTTTTGAAGAATTGTCCGTTAAGCGGTAACGGGATAGTGTCATAAGCCGGTATTTGCAAGTTTCTTACAATAAAAAATACATCATTTTCTATATATCTATAAGCTCGAACATCTACTGAGGCAGTATTAGCTGTAAAATTGCATAGAATTAAAGGCGAAATAACTTCACCTACACCAGGTTCAACTGTTGTAGATCCACCGAACACAAGTTCAGGTACTTCATACTGAGGTACCTCGATCATTATTTGCCAGTTAGTCGTTAAGGTAAAAGACTTAGCGACCGGTTTAGCGTCAGGTGACTGACTTGTAACTATAGTTGTAATTGTCATTATAGTGATGCCCTTGAGTTAGATGCTCTTCTTGCAAGTTTTCTTACAGATGATGTAAACGGACGACCTTCGATTCTACCCGTTCTACCATTAATTTTTAGTCCTCTTGCGAAGTACTGGTTGTTTAATTCGTCTGATCCTGACCATCTAATACGACCGCCATTTTCAGATAGTACAGAAGCATTTGCTCCAATAGCCGCTCCAACGTTTCTGAAGTTCAATGGTAACGCATTTCTGTTAACACCTGCTGAAGCACCGTTAAACTGGTGGGCAATTGATTCAACTAGTGAACCGAATACCAAGAAGTTTGGACGGATTACGCTATCAATTAGCACGTTATCAATAAGTTCAGTTATCATTGTTCTTTGAGCAGTTTGTGTTGCTACATTTGTATTTATGTAATCTTTAATACGCCCGTAAGCATCAACAAATGACTCAAGAAGGTCTGTGTTATTTTGTCCAGCAGTTGCCCAAGTTGTACCAGTCCAATACCAGATTTCGCCTATGTAACGATTACCACTATTATTTATTGGAATAATATATGAGTCCCAACGCTTCATGCCTGTTAATGCATTTCTTATTGTAGAATTTTCTACAGTACCTTTGAATCTTAGCTTGCGCCAATTTGCAAAAGATGCAGGTGGGTTAAACACTGGGAATACGTGTTGAGCATTGATGTTAAACAACGCACCAGCAAAAGCTCTAGTTGATCTATCTGATCCTTCGCTAATTACACCACCAGGTAAGTTATATCCACCAGGTCTTCCAGACTTATCTTTAATATCATTCTGTAGAGTTATTAGCAAGTTACCAGCATCACGATAAGTTTTAGGCAGATCAATAAACTTGTATTCAGAAGTAATAAATCTTTGTACTTCGCGTTGCAGTTTAACTTTGTTATTTGCAAGAATATCTTTAGCAAATACAAACTGTCTATTTTCTTCCCACTCAAAGTTTGGATTAATTGTTGGTCCAAGAGCCTTTGGTGTATTATATAACAATGCGTTATAGAAGATTAATCCTAGATCATAAGCTTGTGTAGCTTGATCTTGGCTTCCAACTGTTGGTCTTGTTACTTGTCCTTCGTAGCTTCCTGTTACAACCTTGCTTACGATATCGCCAAGTTGACGATAAGCTTTAGCAGTTGCTTCTCTTGTATTTTCTGGAATTCTTAAAATGTTATTCCAGAAATAGAAGTCAGCATTCCATCTTGAAGCAAGGTTACCACCGTAGTTAAGGTCCCAAGACATAGCATCTAAGATATAACCAGAATCACGACGGCATTTTGCTTTGCTGTAATCAACAATAGTGAAGTTATCTCTTAAGAAGTCTGTTACGTCATCTGCAAGATCGTTGAGTTGAGCATCAATTGCTTCACCTGCTGCTAGTTCAGCTGCTTGTACCCATGAAGTATCTGGCTCAACAAGTGCTGGCATAGCATCTAAACTATCTCTACGAATTGCTTCTTCAATAATTCTTACTAGATCTTTTACAGCTTCAGCTTCAACTGCTGTGGCTGGATCATTTGCAGTGTTTTGTCCAACTTCACCTTCTAGAACGATATTACCAAGCAAGCCAGCTAATTCAACATAGAAATCAGCAGTTTGAATTCGCTGATCGAATGGTAAAACACTTGTTGCATTGTCAAAGTACATATTTGCGCAAAGTCTTGTTGCGTAGTTTGTACTGTATTGAACATCGTGAGATAGCGCATCTACAATGATACCAACATCTCGACGGCATTTCTCTTTAGGATAGCTGATACCGTTATACTCAGTAGAAATAAAGTTGATCATGCTTGTCACTAGAGTTTCTAGCGCGTTATCAACAATATTCTTTTCAGTAATAACAATTGATGGCATCCAGTTTTGATTTTCTGGTTCAATTCTAGATGGTAAGTTATTAGGATTGTTATCATCAGCGATATTTGCAACCATTAAGCCAAGAGCTTTTGCTTCTGTAGCAATTTCTCTTCTTGCAGTAAGGTTTGACATGTCTTGAACAGCTGTATTTCCTGGTGATTTTACAACTGGCACGTTGCGAATAACATCATAGATTACATTCGACATTCTTGTAAATGCATTTCTTGTTGCATCTCTTTGGTCAAGAGGTAGCAAGTTTGTCATGTTTACAAAGTAGATCTGAGCTGCATTCCACATAGCAGCGTTTCCACCATATTGAATGTCGTGAGAGATCGCGTCAACCATGTAACCAACATCTCGGCGGCACTTAACTTGATTATACTCAAGATAATCAAAAGTGTCTTGCAGATATTCATTAATGCTTGCTTGTAAAGGTGCTTTACGACCTTCAATGATTGCAACAGATGTTTCATAAATGTAATTAACTGCTGCGCCATTAGTAACTTGAGCTTCAACTGCTGCTGGCATTGCGATAACATCACCTGCAGTAATAAGATCTGTTACAATGTTTACTAAACCAAAAACAGTATCACCAGTTGCACCAACTACGTTACCAAATGAGGTTACTGGGTCAAGCGCATTTCCTACAGACTTTGTTACTGTTTGTTTTAGAACAACTTGTCTTGCCACTGTAGCAATGCGACTAAACGCAGCAGCTGTTACTGCTCTTTGATTTACAGGTAGAACTGATTGACCATTTTCAAAGTATAATCTTGCAACATCTCTCATTGCAACATTAGAACCGTGTTTTACATCATAAGAAGCCGCGTCAATCATGTAACCGACGTCTCTTGAACATTTAGCTTGGTCATATACAAGACCAACAAAACCTGGTTGGTTAGTAGCAATTTGTCTATTAATCCAAGCTATAGCTTCGGCTTGCAAGAATGTTTTGTTAACTTGCAATCCGTCTGTTGCGTTATTGTTACTTGCACCAACATAAGCTGTACCGAATGAGCTGTAAGTTAAACCAGTAGTACCATTTTTCATGATGCTAATAATGTTGTCAAAAGCGTTTGTAGCTCTTGTTAATGCAACATCATTTAATCTTGAAAGAACATCTAGTTTAATGTACTTGATAGCTTCGATTGTTTCTGCTAGTTGTTCGTTAATAACGATGTCTGTTCCAACATTACCAGCTCTGTATGCACGACCGGCATATTTACTTGGATAATCAGAACCAGTTTGCACATCACGCTTAACGGCGTCTAGAATGTAACCAACATCTCTTGCGCACTTGTCTTCATTGTAAACAAAGTATTTGTCATTAATGAATGCAACAACTTCGTCTTGAATAAGATTCTTATTCTTCTGTAAAGACTTACGAGCAAATGTTCTGCTTGGCTCGATCGCCGGTAGCAATGCTGCTGTTGCAGATGGAAGAGGATCTGGTACTTTCTGCAGTTCATCAAGTGAACCAGTATAATCAGGAATAACTAATCTGTTATCTATTGTTGAAGATACGATGTTAGTAAGAGTCTTAGCTCTAAGTCCTGTAGCAGAATTAGCAACGCTTCCAGCAACGATCTGTGTAGTAGTGTTACCTGTTGTAGGTGTTACTGTAGTACCTTGAACAACGTCTTCAATAGTATTAGCTAGGTGTTCAAATGCTAATCTTGTTGGCTCTCTTTGATCGTATGGTAGAATACTTACAGCATTGTTAAAGTAGAATGCTGCTGCATTTGTTGCAGCTCCGTCGCCACCGTATTCCATGTCTTCTGTAATAGCATCTATGATAAGACCAGTGTCTCTGTAGCAAAGATCAGTATCAAATCCAAGACCGTTATATTCTTCACGAATAAAGTCGATAATTTCTCTTTGATATTTAACTGTAGCACCAGAAATTCTCTCGTATTGAGAATTAATTCCTGAGTCATATCCAGTTCCAGCAAGAGTTGGTTCTTTGATTTGTGGAATGCCTGTTCCGTATCCAGCGTTTGTGAATGTTTCTGTGAAGTTATCTTCTAAAACAATATTACCAATCGCTTCAAATAAACCAACGACTTCATTTGCAACAGCAGGAGCAACTGATGGTCTAATTGAATTTGCAATAGCGCTTACAAATGTATGAGCACCTGTATAACCACCAGCAGTGCCAACTTGCATTGTTAGTGTTGTAGAAGTTGTTTCGTCAATGCGAATTGGTGTATTGAAATATGGGTCTGTTGCTCTTGGGTGAGAAATTTGTACAACAGGTGAACCGCATTGGAAAGTAATGCCACCTTCTCTAATTACAACATAATCACCAGCAGACAATGTGTGAGAAGCAACAGTTACTACCATTACTCCAGTTACTGGATTATAAGTTGCTGTTGTAGGTGTAAGTGCATTGCTAGATGCATTAAATGTTTGTGTTGATAAAGATTCTGGAGTTACAGCTTCTTCTCTTACAATCATTCCAGCTAGTTTAGCGATGTGCTTATAAGCTGAAGCAGTAATTGGCTTTTCTTCTTCAGCAAGTACGCCTACTGCATTATCGAAATATAATCTAGCATTCTTTAGTGTTGCTGCATTTGAACCGTGTTGAACATCCCAAGAAATTGCATCAATGAAGTAACCAAGATCTCTTTCGCAATCTGCAACATCATACGTTAGAGATGGATGAGTATTTGCAATCCAAGCTGTAACTTCTGCTTTTAAGAATGCTTTATTAGCTTGTAATGCAGTTTTTGCTTGCATAGCGTCTTCAGAAACATATGATGTTCCAAATACGATTGTGTTTGCTGCGCCAACTCCGTTTTGCATAATGTCGATGATTTCATCGAATGCTGCATTAGCTCTTGTTTCACCAGTACCACTTGTGATACCTTGAATTTGACCTTTTAGCCAAGTAATAGCGCCTACAGTTTCTGTAAGTTGATTTGTAACAACTTCAGTTGCACTTGCATTGCCTGAACGATAAGCTAAACCAGCAAATACTGTGTTAACGTTTGCGCCAGTTGCCATATCGCGACGTACCGCATCTAAGATTAGACCAGTATCTCTTGCGCATAGATCTTCTTTGTAAACAAAGTAATTGTCTCTAATCCAAGCATCAACTTCGTCTTGCAAGAATGTTCTGTTTTCTTGAAGCTTAATAGCAGCATTTCTACCTTGGCGTGTAACTCCAGAAGGTGTTTTAACTACTCCGCCTTCTTCAGCGCTTACGAATGTATGAGTACCTGTATAACCATTTGATGTTCCTGGGTTTACAGTAATTGCAGTGTTGCTTACTGATAGAACCTCAAGTGGCATCATGTAGTTTGGCTCGCCAATTCTAGGATGAGAAATCTCAGTAGTACTGCCTGTACCGCTATTAGCACAGCTAAATACAACGCTGTTAGGCTTAAACTCAATGTGATCGCCAGCAATAAATCCATGATCTTCACCTAAAGTGACAGTCATAGCACCTGTTGTAGGATTATATGTTGCGGCTGTAGGTGTATGGAAAGAAGCAATTTTAGCTGGATCTGTCCAGTAGATAGCATTTGTATCAACACAATCAACTGTTGCACGTACAAATGTATGATCACCGGTGTAACCATTGGCGTTAGCTGCGTTTACCGTAATTGTATTTGATGTTACGCCAGTAATTCTAACTGGTTGTCTAAATGCTGGTTCGCCAACTCTAGGATGAGAGATCTCAACAGTAGTATTTGCAACTGTATTAGCGCAAGAGAATGTAATAGATTCATCTGCAAAAGAAACCCACTTACCAACTGGTAAACTATGTTGACCAATTGTGAGTGTCATATCACCACTAATTGGATTATACGTAGCATCTAGAGGTGTAAACTTACCGTCATAGATACCTGCATCACGAATTGCGTTTGCAGTAGCACTTACAAATGTATGAGCACCTGTATAACCGTTAGCG